GGTCAGCCATAAGCAGCAGGGGCGTTAACCACCTGCTACTTTTGGATTGTATGTTGTATTCTGCATAAGGTTGCCCCTGTGACCGGAGTACTGCTTTTGCCCGGTCACAGAAGTTGCATTGGTCTCTTGTTAAGATTGTGTACATATCAACCACTACGCAGTGAGATCTACGATTTCGCAGCTATCGCCAGAGCATGCGAGTGTTTGACTGCCAGAGGTATTGTCTTCCGCTTCATACGCAGAAAGCTTTGTCCAATCGATTGCCTCTGGCATGATAGCAAGCATTTCCTGATACACGGACTTACCAACGTGCTGGTAGGGCGCTTGCTGGTAGGTGTGATCATCAAACGGCAGGAACGATACTCCAGACATTTCATCGAAATGCTCATAAACAAATGCACCCACGTCAAGCCATTCAGAAGACTTGATGTTCACAGTCACGCTTGGCTTATGTTCGCACCAGTGACGCTGATACATGAGCCACATGTTAAGCTGATCGATTGCTGACATATCGGCTGTGACCACTGCACCATCAGGTGCTTTCATTGGGAAGCTGAAGACGGTGGTCTGGTCAGGCTTAAAGGCCTCTGGCTCATTAGGAACGCCTGAGTCCTTCATAAACTGCGTCAGAGGATCTTTGTTGTCACCACGGACGGTGCGGATGTAGTATGGGCTATGCCGTGCGTGTATCCCGCTCGAACTATCAACAAGTTGTGAAACTGTTCCCGAGGGTTTACAACAAGTTATAGCAGCCGACACTTCGATTCCCAGCTTATCAGCCCATTCCTTGTTGGTATCGACAGCCACCTGCTTCAGGTCTTCTAACAGTGCAGCCAGATCGCCTTCGTTGCCATTTGTAAGGGTGTTATCCATGATGCCCGTCAGCGACACGCCCAACAGCCGTTCTTCTGCCGTGTTCTTCGCCCACACCTTTCGCAGATAAGGGAACTTGGTGTAGGTAGATTGTATCGTTCCCAAAATGGTTGCGATACGGACCTTGCGAATAAGATCTTCCTTAGTATCTGTAGCACGGATAACTACCTCACTTAAATTACAAAATTGCCCACCAGTGCCTGAAATCGGGTTGCCATTTTTATCTATTTTTGGTCCCCGTAACAGAATTTCCGAACATGGATTCGTACCCCATTCGTAGCTAGGGTCACGGCGTCCGTTCTTTTGGGCCTGCTTGACTGCAGCTTCACGATTGAAGATGCCACGCTCACCAGAACCGCTTTCTGCTAGGGCAGTCCATTCACGCAGAAATGACATGGCGTCTGGCTTTTCGGTATAGGCCACAGAGTTATTGGCTAGGCCCATGTGCGGTGCTGTTTCCCACCACTTACCAGACTTAGCGTGGCGCATACGATCATCTGACAGGTTGGAAAGGCTAATCATTGCAGAACGGCGTACACCACCCACGACAACTACTTCACCGATCTTGCACATGATGCTGTGACACTCGTAAGAAGATAACTTACTGCCTGCAGCCTTTTTGAAGGTATCAATGGTGAAGTTGAACAGATCAACCAAAGGCGCTGGGCCAGATGCACGACCACCGAAGGTTTTAAGTCTGGCACCGGCAGGGCGTACCTTACTAACATCCCATGTGGGGATCTCACCGGCAAAGAGCATGCTAATCAGAAGGCGATAAGCTTTGGCCCAGCCTTCCTTGCTGTCCTTGACCACGATTGTAGTTTCGCTGTCAAAAAGCTTCTCAGGAACCTCTGGTAGGTTCTTGATGTACTGGCGTTCACAGCTAAACCCTACGCCTGTCCCGCATAGCAGGATGAACATAGCTTCATCAAAGGCTTTAGGGTCATCTATGACTAGGTACGAACAGTTGTACATGCATGTGTTATCACGGGCTGCAGCAACACCTGCGGTCATCATGGATCGCATAGAAGGCATAACCTCAAGGCCCAAGATGGCTTGCTCAATTTCATTTGCTACATTGAAACTGTTTTCGTTTTCGCCGCTATCAATTATAGGCTCAACAATACTGTCCATGTAGCGGCCTACGGTTTCGCCCCATGTTTCACGGCGACCTTCTTCGTCTAGCCAACGGGCATAGCGGCTGGTGTGTATAAAGGATTGGTAATCGGTTGGTAGATAGTTATTCATAATCGTCCTCAAACTAGATCTGTTAGATTTGGTTCTTCATAATTTGGTCCCTTTAAAACCTTGCCATCTTCACGGTAGATGGGCTGACCGTCTTCACCCAACTTGCTCATGTTTGAGGCGTGTACACGGCGCACAGCTTCGTCCAGATCCCAGCCAAACGTGGCGGCAAATCCGTAGGTCACATAAACAAGGTCGGCTAATTCTTTGAGCATTTCTGGTGCTTCTGTAGCCGCTAAAACTTCGGCGTATTCCTCTTTGATAAGGACTGTGCGCAGAAGGTCTTTTAGGGATCCCTTGGCCCACTGGTGGCCCATGGATTGCTGGTAGGTCCGGGCAAAATGCTTAACCATATCCATAGGTGTTTTACCGATGTAAGTATCGGGGTCACGAAGGGCCGCATTGCCTTCATCAAAGTATTCGTATCCGGGGGTCATTCCGCAGTCTCCTCAAGCTGAGAAATCATACGGTCTAAATACCACCGGGCCTTTTTGAGATCCTCAAGACCGCCCTTGTAGGGCCAGCGCCAGAGGTATTTAAAAGCGTTCTGCCAGCAATACGCTACATGAGGCTCACAGTCTGAGCCTTCGACCATGGCTTCCATTGCATCGATGCATTCGATTTTCGCAGAGTTGTAATGAAGTGGTCTGTTGACCATGTCGGTGATTTGGTTGAGATCCATCATGGTGTCCTCAATTTTTTTTGTTAAAGGGGATGATTTTGCTTTCAGCGATGGCCTGCTCAAGTTCATCGGCAGGCTCAAATTCGATTTCCATTTCAGCTTGGTCGAGGAGCATGTTCCCCAGATCGACAAAGAAGAATGGGTTGTTTTGAATCATGTAGCCGATACCCTCAAGCAGGGCTTCGTAGTGTTCAGCCTCTTCTTCGGATACATTGCCTTCAAGGTTGCTAAAGGCGCTAAGATTGAAGCCTGTGTGGTCCACGGGCGTTACAAAGATACCGCATGCAATTGGGTCTTTATCTTTCATTTGTTTTTTCCAATCAGTTTGAAAAAGTGTTCTGCATCCATCAGGGCAAGGGGCTTTTGCCTGTCTGCTTTAATGATTGCGATTGGTTCAGCTTTTGGTGGGCAGTTGGCTTCAGCTTGTTCCATGAATTTGTATGCGCTGATCTTGTTCAGAGCCTTGCATTCGACGGAGTAGGGAAAGAGCTTCCTAGCAGCGGGGGACAGTTGAACGTCTTCCCCGCCTTGACCCATTCCAGTGGAACGGACATCATCTGGTTCCAATTTCGGAAACAGAGCTAGTATTTTATCTCTTACCCATTGCTGGTGACGCCGCCCCTTAGCCTTTGCAGACTGAGGTTTTATCGCCATGCTTAATCCTCAACGAACCAGTATGAAGGCGGTTCCTTAGCCTTCGACATGGGGTGGGGTTTATACTCTGCCTTCGGATAGCAAGCTTGAGTGAAGTCACAGAAATTGCAGGACATAGGCAATCGCTTTAGGCCCGTGGGCTTGCGATTGAACTTATCAGGCACTGGATCAAACTGCCGTTCCAGAGGCGCTCCGCTAGTGACCTTGTCCACCGTGCTTTTCATCTTGAACAGATTGAATGATTTCTCCGCTGGAGAAACATCCGCTTCTACTGCAAGCATTGCACCTGTAGACTTGTTCACAACAATCCAGCCACCCAGATCTTTGTCTTGGGCTTGGGCATATCCGGTAAGCTGACCGATATAACCGAATGGATCGTCTTCTTTTAGAGCCTCATAACCGTGTGACCATTTCTTGTCGAAAGCGAAGGGGCTGCAGGACTTAACGTCATAGATCTTATGATCAATTTCTATGTCATCTTCACCTTTGATGGTGACTGAGCCAAAGTCCATTTTAACAAGGTTTTTACCACCGGTAATGTTAACCTCTGCGACCTTTAAGATCAGATTAGTAATGCACTCTACAGCGTCACCAATCATCATCTGAACCTTGAAGTTCTTTGACTTGCGTTTCTTTTCAGAACCCATTGCGCCATGTTGTAGCTGGCACAGAGGCTTCCCGATGTTTGACATCCGCAGACGAAAATCTCTGTCTTGCGGAGTAAGCTGCTTGCGAAGAGCCGCCTTAAACTCTTCGCC